TTTACAAACTTTAAATTGGGGTGTAGAAAATTCAGTTTGGAATTTAACATTTGCACCTAATGGGTTGTATCAGCAGTTTTATTCTAATTACATAAATAACCTATACAACCAACGTACAAGGGTAGTAAAAGCTAAAGGGTTTTTTAATCCTTATTTACTTACATCTTTAAAATTAAACGATAGGGTAGTAGTTTCTAATAAACGATACATTATAAACACACTTACAACTGATTTAACTACAGGTGAAGTAGAATTAGAACTACTAAATGATTTTAGGGATATAACTCAGGATATAAGATATTTTAGATTTTCAAACATACCATTTTTACAAGTAGATAACACAGAACAAGAAGTAGAATTTATAATATACAAAAATAACTACGATACATTTGATGTTAAACTATCTACTGACTTTTTAAATTATACACTATCTACAGATAATGATACAGATATATTGTTAAATGTAACTATAGAAGAAAATACTACTGCTGCTGATAGAAGTGATTTTGTAATATTAGAATATTTTGAAAACGGAGTTGGAACTATAATACAAATACCTGTACTACAATATGCTTAAACAAATATTAGAATTGTTACAATGCACAGAGCATTACGGACAAAGTGAATTAATAGAAATTGCTAAAGGTAAATACGAACTACCTGGAACATTTAAAAAAGGATATACACAAATTAAAAGGGAAATAAAATGGCAGAAAAAATAGAAGTTGACTTAGAAGTAAAAAGTAATTTAGAGCCAACGATTCAGAATTTAAGAGAATTAAAAAATCAGTTAAAACAAACTGCTGCAGGTAGTTCTGAATTTAATAAAATTTCTGCTCAAATTCGTGATATGGATGATGCCATATCTGATGCTAAAGCTACCAATGATGATTTTCTTGGTCAATTAGAAAATGCTTCAGGGCCATTAGGTATGTTAGGCCAAAGTATACGTGGTGCTGAAAGAACATTTAGTTCCTTTAATGGTGCTTTAAAGGCTTCTGTAATTGGTTTAATAGTAGGAGTTATTGGTGGTTTAGTAAAAGCATTCCAAGATAATGAAGTAGCAATGAAAAAGCTACAACCATTATTGCAGGGAATGGAAAAAATATTTCAAGGGGTATTTCGTGTAGTTGAACCTTTGTTTAACATATTAGTAGATTTAGCTTTAAAAGCATTGCCTTACGTTTCACAAGCGTTTAATGTAGTTTATTCAAGTGTTACTGCTGTACTTCAGTCATTAGGTTATTTAGGTAGTGCTGTAAAGAAATTAATTTCACGTGATTTTAGCGGTGCTTGGGAAGATGCAAAAAAATCAGTAACATCATTTAGCCAAAACTATGATGAGGCTTCTAAACGTTTTATTTCAGGAACTAAAGAAATGACTGATGCAGAACGTGAAGCAGCAGAAAAACAAAAGGAATTATTAGAAAAACAAAAAGAAGCAAGAAGAAAAGCAGCAGAAGAATTAGCAGCCCAAAGAAAAAAAGATTTAGATGATTTAAAAGCGGCTTTAAAAGCTCAACAAGATGCTACGCAAACTACATATAATGAAGTTACACAAGCTATAGGTGATGCACAAGATAAACAATCTGAATTTTTTATGACTGCTACAGAAGCAGAAATAAGAAATGTACAGGATAAATATTTTAGACTATTAGAATTAGCTAAACAACAAAATAGAAGCAAAGAAGAAATAGATGCTTTAGAAATTGCACGTGATAACGAAGTAAACGATATAAAGCTAAAGAATAAAGAAGATGCAGCAAAAAAAGAAGAAGATATTGAAAAGAAGTTAGCTGCTGCAAAAAAAGATATTCAAGATGCTTCGCTTTCTGTTGTAGAAGGTGGTATTGGTTTATTAAAAGGATTATTTGAAAAAAATAAAGGAATACAAAAAGCATTATTAATAGCTGAAAGTGCTACAGGTATTGCAAGAATTATTACTAATACATCAGCAGCTAATGCAGCAGATACATTTACTGCTTCTACAATGGGTCCTGCAGGTGCAGCATATTTAGCAACAAAATTAGCTTTAAATAAAGTTAGTGCAGGTATTGGTATTGCAGCTAACGTACTTGCTACAACAAAAGCTTTAAGTGCTTTAGGTGGTGGTGGAGCAGGTGGTGGTGGTTCTGCACCAAATAGCGGTGGAGCAGGTTCAGCACCACAGTTTAACGTAGTAGGTGCTACAGGTGTAAATCAATTAGCGGGAGTAATGGCAAATAGACAACAAGCACCTGTACAAGCGTATGTAGTAGCAAATAATGTAACTACTGCACAAAGTTTAGATAGAAATATAATACGTTCAGCTACATTAGGATAAATAAAACAAAATCAGTATAAATTAATTTTAAAATAAAAATAAAATGCGAATAGTAGAATTAATATTAGATGATGATAAAGCTACAGGTGTAGAAGCAATTTCAATTGTAGAAAATCCTGCAATAGAAGAAAACTTTGTAGCACTAAATAAAGAAATAGAAATTAAACTTGCTGAAGTAGATTCTGATAAAAGAATTTTAATGGGTGCTGCATTGATACCTAATAAAAACATTTACAGAAGAAGCGGTGATGAAGAATACTATATTTTCTTTTCAAAAGATACAGTAAAAAAAGCAAGTGAGTTATACTTAATGAATGGCTTTCAAAATAACGCAACGTTAGAACATAGCACAAAGCTAAAAGATTTATCAGTAGTTGAATCCTGGATAGTAGAAAGTGAAGTAGACAAATCACGTAACTATGGTTTAGAAATGCCTATTGGAACTTGGATGGTTTCTATGAAAGTAAACAACGAAGATATTTGGCAGGAATTTGTTAAAACTAAAAAGGTTAAAGGTTTTAGCATTGAAGGCTACTTCAGCGACAAAGTAGAAATGAACTTTCAAAAAGCTAAAGATGATGAATTGATTGAAAAAATTAAAGAAATAATTTCAAGAAATGAGTAAGAAACTAAAAGTAACATCGCCAAAAGGTGGTAAACGTGGGTGCTTGTGTAAAGATAACACGTACAACTCTAAATGCTGCACCGGTGAATTACGAGCGCAAGGCATAGGTAGTTTAGTAGGTCAAGGTAACGAACCTGCACCAAACTAATTTATAACAATTTAGCACTTTTTTGTAAATTATCAGCTGCCCATAATGGTTGAAAATTAGTATAATGATTTAACAATATTACTTCTTCTTCCGTTTTAGCTAAAGCTAATGGCTTAATGTGGTCTAAATGCCATTTACCATAATTATTAAAAGACATATTTTCAGTAAACTTGTTTTGTATAAATTTTTTAAATTCATCTAAAGAACAACCAAGTATTTCTTCTGATTTATATTTTTTAGTCCAATTATTATATTTTTTTCTATTGAAACTACTGCTAATTAAAGTTCTAACATTGCTTTTAAATTTAAAAATTTCATCTGTTCTTTTTCTTTGTTTTTGATAAAAAGTTCTTTGTTGTTTTATAATAAATTTTTCATCTCCAAACTTATTTCTGTATATTTTGTTTTTATCTACATTACAATTTTTACAAAAATTAATTTTAATTTCTTTTTCAAAAAATAAAAGTTCAATATCATTAATATGCCTTTCTATTTTACAGCATTTACATTTAAAAATATAATTATTTTCAATTAAATATAATTTAAAGCCAAATTCAGTACCACCATTATTTAGATGTTTTTTTAATTTATATGAAATTTGTTGAATATATTCTTCTTCTTCTGTTTTTTCTAAAACGTTTGTTTTCTTTTGATATTTAATATTTTTAATTCTTTTTTCTTCTCTAATAAATCTATTATCATATTCTAAATTAAAATCTATTTTATCATATAACTTATTTAGTTTTTCAAAATTTTTTGTTTTAGGTAAATACATATTAATTAAAAATAAATACCCCCTCTAATAGTACCGCCAAGTAAACTAAAAGAGAGGGATTTATAATACTTTAAATCTTGGCGGATTTATAAATACAAATATACATAAAATATAACAAATAAATTTTTCTTTATTATAAATATAAATAAAATTATCAACTATGAATGTTTTAAACGAAATCAAAACGTTATTGGGAATGGAGGTAAAACTCGCCCAAATGAAACTTGAAGATGGTGTTACAGTAATTGAAGCAGAAGTGTTTGAACCTGAAGCAGCCGTTTTTATTGTAAATGGCGAAGATAGAATTGCTTTGCCTGTAGGAGAATACAAACTTGAAGATGGTATGGTTTTAAAAGTTGAAGTAGAAGGTGTTATTGCTTCTATTGAAATGCCTGAAGAAGAAATGCCTGAAACTGAAACTGAAGCTCCTGAAGTAGAAGTAGAAGTTGAAGCACAAGCTGCTGCTCCTAAACGTGTAGTTGAATCAATCACTAAAGAAATGTTCTTTTCTGAAATTGAAAAACTACGTGCTGAAATTGCTGAATTAAAATCAGTAAAAGAAGAAGTACAATTAAGTGCTGAAGTTGATGTACAACCATTAACACATTCACCTGAAGTTACTTCAACTGTTAAATTAAATAAAATATCACCTAATCGAGCAATGTCTACACAAGATATTGTAATGTCTAAACTTTTTAACTAAAAATAAAAAATGGCTACTACTACTTCTATTACTTCGACCTATGCTGGCGAATTTGCAGGAAAATATATTTCTGCTGCATTACTTTCAGGTTCTACTATCGCAAATGGTGGAATCGAAGTTATGCCAAACGTAAAATACAAACAAGTAATTCAAAGAATTGCTACAGATGGTATCGTTAAAGATGCTACTTGTGATTTCGATGCTACTTCTACAGTTACTTTAACTGAAAGAATTTTACAACCAGAAGAATTCCAAGTGAATTTACAATTGTGTAAAAAAGACTTTCACCAAACTTGGGAAGCTATCACAATGGGTTATTCAGCTTTCGATAATTTGCCACCTTCATTTGCTGATTTCTTAATTTCACACGTAGCTGCTAAAGTTGCTGAAAAAACAGAGCAAAACATTTGGAAAGGTGTTAACGCTAATGCAGGTGAGTTTGCAGGCCTTGTAACATTGGCTACTGCTGATGCTACTGTTATTGACGTTGCTTCTCCTGCTTCAGGTGGTATTACTGCTGCTAACGTAATTGCTGAACTTGGAAAAGTTGTAGATGCTATTCCTGCTGCATTATACGGAAAAGAAGATTTGTATTTATACCTTTCACAATCAGCTGCACGTGCTTATGTTAGAGCATTAGGAGGATTTGGAGCTTCTGGTTTAGGTGCTAATGGTACTAACTCAATGGGTACACAATGGTGGAACAACGGAAGTTTGTCTTTTGATGGTGTAAAAATCTTCGTTGCAAACGGAATGGCTGATGATTACGTAATGGCTGCACAAAAATCTAATTTATTCTTCGGAACTGGTTTGTTATCAGACCAAAACGAAGTTCAATTAATTGATATGTCGCCAATCGATGGTTCACAAAATGTAAGAGTTGTAATGCGTTTTACTGCTACCGTTAACTACGGAATTGGAAGTGAAATTGTATTGTACACTCCTGCTGCATAATCATAACAAATAAACAAGAAAAGGGTGGTGGAATAAACACCACCTTTTTTTTTATTATTACTTAAAATAAAAAAAGATAATTAACTGATTATCAATAACTTATAAAAAAATATAAAAATGGCTTGTGATTTAACACTTGGAAGATTAGAACCCTGTAAATCAGCAGTAGGTGGCTTGAAGGCCGTTTATTTTGTGAATTGGGGTGATGCAACAGGATATACATACAACGGTACAAATACAGATGTAATTGATACTGTTACAGGTACACCTACTGCATACAAATACGAATTAAAAGGAACAAATAGTTTTGACCAAACTATAACTTCTTCACGTGAAAACGGAACTACATTTTTTGACCAAAGTTTAAAACTTCAATTGAAAAGTTTAGATGTAGTTACACACAAACAAATTAAACTACTTGCTTATGGTAGACCACAAGTAATTGTAGAAGATAACAACGGAAACTTCTTCTACTGTGGTTTAGAACACGGAATGGATGTTACCGGTGGAACTATTGTAACAGGTACTGCTATGGGTGATTTATCAGGATACACATTAGAATTAAAAGGAATGGAACGTGTACCTGCTAACTTCTTAGGTGATACTTTAGCTGATGTAGGATTTACTGTAGTTTCAGGAACTTAATTTATTCTTACAATTTAATTAAGGGTGGCAATAGCTACCCTTTTTTATTTTAAAACAATTTCGACTTTTATTTATTATTTAATAAAAAATAGAATGATAGTTTTAAAGGATTCTACATACTCACAAAATTTCAAGTTTATGCCACGTAGTTGTAATATTACTTCTATGGTGTTTAAAGATGAATTAGCGAATGTAGAACACGAAATAGAAAACCCTGTACTTGTAGTAGAAAAGTACTGGATGCAATTTCAAGAAGATTTAACGTTTGAATTTCTAATAGATGGCCGTACATATGCTTTAACTTGTTTTGATGGCGAAAACGTGGTTTATAGAGACAAAGTAATGTGTACAAATCAATCTATTTCTACTTACACAATTAATCAGGGTGTTTACGTTGCAAACGCTACATCAAATGAATTTATAATTTATGGATAATAATATTTCAATTGTTAATTTATCGGCTTATACATCTCCAGAAATTAGAGAAAGTAAAAGAAATAATTACATCGAATACGGACACGATAACAACTACTTTCAGTACTTAATAGATAGATACTTGTATAGTACTTCAAATGGTGCTATTATTACCGGTATTACTAATATGATATACGGAAAAGGCATTGGTGCATTAGATGCAAACAAAAAGCCTAATGAGTATGCACAAATGATTTCTTTAATTAAACCTGATTGTTTAAAAAAGGTAGCATTAGAACGCAAGTTATTAGGAATGGCCGCAATGCAAGTTGTTATGGAAAAGAAACAAGTAAAATCTATTTCTCACTTTCCTATGCACACTTTACGTGCTGAAAAATGCAACAAAAAAGGAGAAATTGAAAATTGGTTTTATTTTCCTGATTGGACAAAGAAAAAGCCAAGTGAAGAACCTACTAAAATTCCTGCTTTTGGTTTTGGTAATGGTAACGAAGTAGAAATTTATATCGTAAAGCCCTATGTATCAGGCTTTCACTACTATACACCCATAGATTATAGCGGTTCTTTACCATACGCCTATTTAGAAGAAACTATATCGGATTATCTAATTAACGATATTTCTAACGGATTTAGCGGAACTAAAGTTATCAATTTTAACAATGGTATTCCTTCTGAAGAAATGCGTGATAGAATAAAAAGCGATGTGCTTTCTAAACTAACAGGCGCACGTGGTGAAAAAGTAATTGTGGCTTTTAACGCTAATGCAGAATCTAAAACTACAGTTGATGATTTACCTTTAACTGATGCACCTGCACACTACGAATACTTAAGTAAAGAATGTTTTGAAAAACTAATTGTAGGGCATAGAGTAACTTCGCCTATGCTTTTAGGAGTACGTACAGGTGATGGTGGTTTAGGTAATAATGCAGATGAAATTAAAACTGCTACTTTGTTAATGGATAACATTGTTATTAAACCATACCAGGAAGAACTATGTGCTGCTTTAGATGAAATTTTAGCGGTTAATGGTATTTCTTTAAAATTATACTTTAAAACTATTCAACCATTAGAATTTACTGATTTAGAAAACACTACTACAGAAGAACAGGTAGCTGAAGAAACAGGTTTAAGTTCACACACTTGTTTAGGTTCTGAATCAGTAGCTGATGAATTAATAAACAAAGGCGAAGTATTAGGTGAAGAATGGTTAATGATTGATGAAACAGAAGTAGATTACGATGCAGAAGAAGAATTAGATGCTGAAATAAACTTTATTAATCAAAAGCAAAACGATAAATCTTTACTATCTAAAGTATGGAAATTTGTTAGTACAGGAACTGCAAGGCCAAACATTAAAAGTCCTGAACAAGATAAAGTAATTGATGGTGTAAACTTTATTACACGTTACGTTTATAGCGGTAATTTAACAGGCGAAAGAGAATTTTGCAATAAAATGTTAAATGCAGATAAAGTATATCGTAAAGAAGATATAATTGCTATGAAAAATCAAAAAGTAAATCCGGGCTTTGGTGTTAAAGGTTCTGATTTTGTAGATGTTTGGCTGTACAAAGGCGGTCCGAGATGTGAACATAAATGGCTTCGCAGAACTTATGCTAATTTAGAAGGCGTAAAAGTTGACCCTACAAGTGGAACTGCTAAACCATTAAGCAATAGAATAGCTGAAAAGTACGGATATAGAATTAGAAACGAAAAGGAAGTATCTATGAAGCCTGCTGATATGCCAACAAAAGGTTACACACAAGAATATTGGGATAAAATGGGATTTAAAAACTAACAGATATGCAGGCACTATTTATAACTCGTGATGATATTGTAAAATTTACTGCATTAAATGGGAACATTGATACTGACAAATTTATACAATTTATTAAAATTTCTCAGGATATTCATATACAGAACTATCTTGGTACTCGATTATTTAAAAGGATTAATGATGATATAGTTTCAGGTGATTTAGAAGAACCATATACAACGCTTTTAAGCACTTATATCAAACCTATGGTAATTCATTGGTCAATGGTAGAATATTTGCCCTACGCTGCTTATACTATTGCTAATAAAGGTGTATTTAAACACTCAAGCGAAGCAAGTACAAACGTAGATAAAAACGAAATAGATTTCTTGATTGAAAAAGAGCGTGATGTTGCACAATCTTACACAAATCGTTTTATAGATTATATGTGTTTTAATCAATCATCTTTTCCTGAATATAACCAAAATTCAAATGCTGATGTTTACCCTGATTCTTCTGCAAACTTTACCGGATGGATACTATAAAAGAAACATACAAACCCAAAGAAAAGAACGTACAAAAATTACAATTATTTTTAAATAAAATAGAAAATGAGTTTAAACTTCACACACATAAAATCCGATACGTTCGAGGCAGTAAACTTCGAGATTAATGTAGATACTGTACCGGTAGATTTAACAGACACTATTATTCGTATGCAATTGCGAAAAGAATATGGTGGTGTAGTTGGTTTATCTTTAACTTCTGTAGGTAATGCAGGAATTACTATTACAGATGCTGCAAACGGCTTATTTCGTATTAATCAGCAAATCATAAACATACCTGCTTTTAATTACATTTATGATATTGAGTTTGATTTTGATGGAGTTGTAAAAACTTATATTTCAGGGAATTTTTTAATTAAAAATGATGTAACCCGCTAATGTGTGAAAATGTAAACATAAATGTTTCTGAAACAAATGAAACAATTAATATAGTATCTTCTGAAATTCAAGAAGTAATTGATATTAATGTGTTTGAAACTACTGAAGATGTTACTTTAAACATCACAGAAGAAATAATACAGGTAAATATAAATAAAGTAACTTCTGCTGAACAAATACAATCTGATTGGAATGAAACAGATGTAGATGCATTAGATTTTATTAAAAATAAACCTACTTCTACTTCTGACTTTATAAACGATGGTGAAGATGGTGTAAACCCATTTATAACAGCTGCTGATGTAACGACTCAAGTGAATTCGGATTGGAACGCAACGAGTGGAGTGGAGGAGATTTTAAACAAACCTATAATACCAACTGCAACAAGCGATTTAACAAACGACGGAAGCGATGGAATCAATCCATTTATAACGGCTGCAGATATACCTCCAGTAACAGGCTTTGTTCCATATACAGGAGCAACGTCTAACGTCAATTTAGGAACACATACTTTAAGCGCAAAAGATTTAGTTATAAACCATTCAAGTGGCAGCGGTGTAGCGGCTTCAATTACAAAGGGCGGAGCAGGCGAAGCGTTGACTATTAACAAAACAAGCGGTAGCGGTAACGCAATGAGTGTAACAGGTGGCGTTACGCAGTTAGATGAGTTGCATTTAACTACTGACTTGGCAGATTCTTATATTGCAAGCGCAGTAACTTGGAACGGCAAATTCACACTTCCCGCACTAACAAGCGGCAGCGTTTTATTTTCAAATGGCACAACAATAGCGCAAGACAATAGCAACCTATTTTGGGATAACACAAATAATCGTTTAGGTATTGGAACGGCTACACCAACAACTGCTTTAGATATACTTGGAACAAATGTTGTAGTTTCTAAAATTAGGTCGTCTACAAATACAGGCGCAACAATTTTTCAAGGTTTTAATGATTTAAATAATAGTTGTGAATATGGTATTATAGGCTCAACTCGTGCAGGAACAGGTGCTTTAGCTTCGGGAAATGCTTATTTATATGGTGGTGTTGATTTAGCGGTTACATCGTTAACAAATATAAAATTTGGAGTAGGCTCAATTTTAAATGAAAGAATGCGTATTTTCGGCGCAACAGGTAATATAGTTATTCAATCGGGCGGAACAATAACCGACGCAGGCTTTAAATTAGACGTAAACGGCACGGCGAGGGTGCAGGGTGCATTTAGAGTTGCAGACGCTTTAGGTACAACAAATATTAATGGTGCAGGAATGCTAACGACAAGAGCAGGAGGTGCTTATTTTGGTCAAACTGTTGCAAATTCTACTTTTAGAATAGTATCTGATATTCACGAATTGTACAATAAAGATAATACTATACAATTTGAGAATACAACATCTAATGGAAAAATAATAGGAACAGGGATAAAAAACGCTTCGGCTAAATTGCAAGTTGAAAGCACAACTCAAGGTTTTTTACCACCGAGAATGACAAGCACTGAAAAGAACGCAATAGCTACACCTGCCACTGGATTAGTTGTTTATGATACAACACTTGGAAAATTATGCGTAAGAGGCGCAGCAGCTTGGGAAACAATAACATCAATATAAATAAATATGGCACAAATACAACCGATTGATTTTCCCTTTACAGGCGAAGCAACACAACTAAAAGTTTTAATACTTAACTTTGAAACGACTGCAAACACTTGCACCACTTACAACGAACTATTGACCGACGAAGGGTTAATGTGTGCCAATTGGAATTACACGCTAACCGATAACGAGTTTGCAGCGTGGGGCGAGGATAACACTTGGGTAGAAACTTGCGTGGCAAAAGACAAAGGAATTGTAATTTTAAAATACTAAAAAATGGAAGAGTTAAACGTACTTAAACAAGCGATTGAAATCGCAGTAAAAGCGGGAGTTTATCAAATGGCTGATGTGGTTGCTTTGTCACAAATATTGGATAAATTAGCGACAAAATTGCAAGACGATGAAGCAAATTAAAGAGCATTTACTGCCGATTATTTTAATCGTTTTGGGGATACTCGACCAAACGACTCATTTGCTTGTTGATTTAATTAGTCAGTTAGGTTTACCTGAATACGTAGGAACTATATTTAAAATATTAGTAATAACACTTGGTGCAGTAAAATTATATTTATCGCAACCTAATAAATTTAAA